GTTTGATGCTGTAAAGTCAGCTCCAAAAGCTAAAATACAAACTGCATTAGTCGTTCCACTTCCACCATCAGTTGTGGTGTTATAAATCATAGCACCGTTCGCTGTAAAGCTAGCGGATGTCCATTGTGGATTGTTACTAAAATCAACAAATGCTGTTGATGCTCCTGAACCACCTGTAACCGATTGACCAGTTAAAGCAAGACCTCCTGCTGAATAAGCAGAGCCAGATGTGTTTGTAATTTCGTTTGAAGTTGAATACGCTGTAGTAGTTGCTCCTAAACTTGCACTTGATGTGAACAAAGCAATTTTAAAAGTATCACCACCATTTGCGAAATCGTGTTTGCTTTCCAATAATTCTTTTTTAAAAGAATTGCAAACTGCCTGTGATATTGCCATTTTTATCTCCTATGGGTTTTGAGAAGGTAAAGGTAAACGAATAACACCATCTTGGTACTCGTCTCTCCTTCTTCTTCCTTGTTGTTCAATTGCAAGTCTTTGTACGGATTCATTATAACTTTTTTCGTACTGTGCAAGTAAATCATAAGGTCCTTTGAGGAATTTAAAAGCCTCAATAAGACAAGCATATAATAATACTTGTGGCGCATTTGTACTAACCCAACTTGTCGTGTTAGTTGCGGAAAGCCCTGTTTCATTACGATTCAAAGCTAATTCTATGTTATAAGCAAGATTGGGAGTTGGCGCAAGGTAAATTGTGTTTTGATCCCACATTGCATAAAATTTTGGTTGTGCTACAGACGTTCTATTAGGCCAATATTCGTTCATATAAGACACATCTTTTTGAAGCAGTCTTATTCTTTCATTAGCGCTAGTTCCTGTAGTTTGATAAATAGAAGCATACCTGACAAAAGCCATTGTTGTTGGCGTAGAACCAGGAAGAGCAACAAAAGGATTTGATGCTGTTAAAGTAGCAAACTCATAAGCTCTAAATATATCTAAATCAACTTCTCTAAATATACGAAGCTCTGCTTGATTAATAAAATCATTGACTACTGTTGTCGTTAAAACATCACTAGATGTTTCTGTATAACTTCTTATTTGATCTACTAATTCAGAATATGTTGTCATGATACACTCACTGTTACGGTACCTAATCTACTAATAACTCTTGTGTCTTGATTAGCTTGACTTGTACTAGATAAAGGTCTCATTGTTCTTACTTGAATTGTTTCCATAGCTCCTGGCGCTGGAATAGGATTAAATTGTTGTATAGTTTGCATTTCGGTGTCAAAACTATTTTGCGATATACCTAAAGATATACCTGTAGTATTACCATTAACTCCTGTTACAGGATTAACATCACTAATACCACTTAAAGGCACAGTAACACTAACCACTTGTGGTTTAGCATGTTGTAAAGATTGAGCATCTGTTGGATGATTAGTTGGATTTAATAAAGGAGACTTTACTTCATATTCTGATTTATGAACCCATGCTCCTGTCCATTCTTGAACCATTTCATTATAAGGATATGCGAAACCATCACGATCTGAAATTCGTAAAGCAAATTTTCCTGATGAATATCTTCCCATTAATACGTTCCTCCTGTAATACCAATGTAAGGAACAAAATGAGAGCTTACATTTTCTCTATTTGTATCGGCAGCTCTTTTGAATTCTTCTTCATATACTTGTTTTAAAATACCAATTCTATCAGGCGCATATTTCATAGATATATAATAAGCTAGCCCTGCAGTTAAACATGGTAAAAAAGAAAAAGGTATTTCATTATTATTAGTGTAATCACCAGAGTCTTTCATTCTAAGCATTGCATAATAAACTACTGTATAAGCAGCATCGGCTGCTGGATATAAAAATAATTTAGGATTAATTGTTTTTTCAAAATAAAATTGAGTAGGTCTTCCACCAGAAGTCTTAACAGTATAATTTAAATATGTTGATCTACTTATAGGCGAACAAGAATACTCATTGTTATTAGAGTCTCTAATAACTAGATCTGTTATTTCTACAATTTGAGAAGCATCACTTGCTGTTGCACCATACAAAGCAGTTCCACTTAATTCAATAGTGTTAGCAGCAAGAGCTGCTGTTTGTTTTTGTATTGTCCAAAGATTAAGTCCTCTATTAGACCATTCAGCTAAAAGAAGATTTAAAGAACGACGTGCGGTTTTAAGTTGGTACCCAGTACGATCTTGTAAACCGCATCGTTCAAAAGCTTCTTCAACTATTTCATCTATAGAAAAATCAAAGTTTGCTGTGCTAGCATAGGTTGGCATTATCTATTGATCTTGCCTTTTTTACGAGCCTTACTTCCAAATTTACCATAAGATTCATTTGCACTTGCTTTTAATTGTTTTTTTGTTCTTTTCTTTTTAACACGCATTGCAATTGATTCATCTTTACGATCTTTAAAACCTTGTTCTTTTTTACCAACACGACCACCTTTTTTCATTCCTGAAGGTCCACGATCCATTAGCATTGTAGGTGTACGTTTAGATTTTTCACCAGCACCATAGCCTCTAGAATACATCATTTCACCTGTTCTTCCACTGCCACTAGCACGTTTCTTAACCATACTTCCGCCGCCAGCACGTTTCTTAACTGTTCCGCCATTCATCATACCCATAGCCATAGCTTTATGTTGATTGATAGCGCCACCACCTTTAGCCATTTTTTTAACTGGTCCGCCACCTCTTTTTTTAACAACTTTACCGCCACGTTTCATGGCTGTTTTCTTTTTACCCATCATGATAGACCTCCATTGATCTTTTTGTATTTATTATCACGTGATACTACGACGTCTCGATAGTATTCGTCAGGCCATAGTTTATAATAACCTTGTTTGTGCAATTTATCAGAAGCTTGCTGTAATTGCGAGAACTTTTGTACTAGCATCATAGAATATTTATGCTCTGGATAAGAATCACTTGTATCTGGCTCATCAGTAGGAAATACTAAAAATTCTTGCTCATCTACAGTTGCTGGATTAGATGGGTGAAAACTCATAAAATATATATCTTTTCTATTATACCATTCATTGTAATCTTCAGTGGCTAAATGAAGCTCATCAGGAGAATAACTGTAATAAGGATCACAAAATATCAATATTTCTTTTTTAGTGAAATCTAAGTTTTTAATACAATCATTTAATTCTTTTTTGTAAGTGCTGTGTTTAGTCTTAACAGCAATCCAAACTTTATCATCGGTCCATGCTTTTTTAGCAAAAGGACACGCAGGGACACCTCCTAAATGTACATTGGATACTTCTAAAAAATTCTTAGACCAAAGTCTAACGTCTTCTATTATCTGTTGCCTTGTCGGTTGTATTTTTTCCAATTCAATCTCTTATGTTTATTTTTTGGTTTTGAACGAGATGAATTACCTATGCTCGTTCTTTTTTTAACTGGTGTAAAGTATTCGTTGTTGGGAAGTTTTGCAGCCATTACTACATTTGTGATAAAGGATTAGCAAGAGTAAGTTTAATTTGTTTATCAATACTCTCTTGTAACTCTTTCATTTTTTCTTCTAAATCAGATTTTAATTTTGACATATCTTCTTCAATTGTATCTACAGTAATTTTTAAATCTTTAGAATTATCTCTAGCATCTTCTTTAACTTGCTGTTCTACATCATTAACAATTTTTTCTACTCTTCTTACATCTTGCCGAAGGTCGTTTTTGAGTTCGTTTGCCACATCACTCACTAAGCGGATTTCTGACATCATCATTTCCATCTCTTGCATTATCATTTCAACTTCTGTTTGTATAAGCTCTGTTTTACTTTTCATTTCTTCTTTAGTTAAAGCAATAGTCTTATCAAACTCTGAAAGGTCAGGAGCTACATAGTTTTGTATCTGTTCTTTCATATTAAGGTAATCTTTGTAGAATTCAAATCCGCCCCACAGTCCACCACCAAGTGTAGTCAATGCCGTAAGAACTACGAATATTTTTCCGCCTTTGAATTTTAAACCTGCAAATTCCATCTCTGCCATAGCTATTCCGAAATTTGTTGCCATTGTTGCATTATCATCTCATCCATTAATCCATC